ATTCCTTTGATACAGGGGCAATATATTTATGACCTTCCTGACGATACTGTTGATCTGTTGGAGCATGTTATTCGTAATTACCCAGGCTCCACGGCAAACCAGATTGACATCAACATCAATCGAATAAGCGTATCTACGTATTCAACTATTCCTAACAAGTTGACGCAGGGTCGCCCGATTCAAGTGTGGGTTAACCGCCGCTCTGGGCAGACAACGGATGCAGTAGGTGCTACGCCAAAGGTTCCACAGATATATGTATGGCCTACGCCAGATCAGGGAACTGCTGATGCGCCGTTCTACTACTTTGTTTACTGGCGTTTGCGCAGGCTGACAGATGCAGGTAACGGTGTGAATGTTGAAGATATTCCATTCCGTTTCCAAGAGGCGCTGATATGTGGCTTGGCTTACAGGTTGGCTATGAAGCTGCCAGGCGGATTAGAGCGCATACAGTTGCTGAAAGCTCAGTACGATGAGTCATGGGAAATGGCGGCAGGAGAAGACCGCGAGAAAGCGCCAGATCGTTTGGTGCCTCGCATGATTACTTACAGGTGATGTATGCCTAGTAAATATACAGCCGGTAAAAAGGCTATTGCGGAATGTGACCGCTGTGGTTTTAGATACCTGCTGAAAGAATTAAAGAAGCTGACGATCAAGACCAAGAACGTCAACATCAAAGTTTGCAAGACATGTTGGGAACCGGATCAGCCGCAGTTAAGTTTAGGTCTGTATCCAGTTAATGACCCACAGGCAGTACGTGAACCACGGCCTGACGTTTCTTACTGGCAGTCTGGATATTCAGGTTTACAGACGAACATACAATCTGGGCCATTGGTATCTGAGAATGGATATCCAAGCGGTGGTAGTCGGGTAATACAGTGGAGTTGGAACCCAGTAGGCGGTGCAAGAAGTATTGATAATGGACTGACCCCGAATAACTTGGTAGCCAGTACGTCAGTTTCAAACGTAACCATAAACTAGGAGTACGAGATGGACAAAGAAGATAAAAAGCAAGATGTTGCGTTGATCAAAAAAGCGTTCAAACAGCACGATGCTCAGGAACATAAAGGCGGTAAAGGCACATCTTTAAAGTTGAAAAAAGGTGGAGTTACTGGCGAAGCTATGAAAAAATATGGTCGCAATATGGCTCGTGCCATGAATCAGAAGTCAACCGGAAGAGGTCGATAATGGCTAAGTTTTCGAAGAAGGTTAAAGGTAAAGAAGTAGGCCAAGCGTCTACTTATGCCGAGCCACATACTATGACTGGTAAAAAGTTAGATAGCGATCTGCCTTATACGGCTGGTGCTAAAGTTATGGATGATATGAACATCTCTGTAGCCGGTTTGAGCAAGGGTAATTACAAAGAACCAAAGACTGATGGCATCAAGATGCGCGGTGCTGGTGCAGCTACTAAAGGCACGATGTGCCGTGGGCCGATGGCATAATGACTTACACCGAGTTATACAACGCGATTCTTGCTTACACGGAGAACTATTCTCCTGAGTTTGAGGCGGAAGTTCCGACGTTTGTTCGTCAGACGGAGACTCGCGTCTATAACACTGTGCAGCTTCCATCGCTGCGTAGGAATCAGACTGGTACGTTGACCGCTAGTAATAAGTATCTGTCAGCTCCTGGCGACTTTCTTTCTGTGTACTCGATGGCAGTGATCCAGAACTATCAGTCATCCAATGAGACCTACACATACTTGTTAAACAAAGATGTGAACTACATCCGTGAAGCGTATCCAACGCCGAACGACACAGGTCTGCCGCTGTACTACGCTATTTTTGGCCCATCGGTGAGCAGTAATGTAACCACAAATGAGCTGACATTTATCATGGGGCCAACGCCCAATACGTCGTACACGGTAGAGCTTCATTACTACTACTACCCAACATCTATCGTGGATGCAGGCACAAGCTGGCTGGGCGACAACTATGATCCAGTTCTGTTGTATGGCTCCTTGCGCGAGGCTTATCTTTACATGAAGGGTGAGCAGGATTTGATCGCCAACGTAGAAGCAAAGTACAACGAAGCGCTAGGCGAGATTAAACGTCTGGGTGATGGTCTAGAGCGTCAGGACGCATACCGCAGTGGTCAGGTTAGGGTGAGGGTCACATGACAATCTATCAAGGACTGACTACAAGCTTCAAGGTTGACATGCTGAACGGTAAGCAGAACGTAGCATCAGACACATTAAAGATGGCGCTGTACACCGCGTATGCCACGCTAGATCAGAACACGACAGCGTACTCTCCAGCTAATGAAATTAGCGGTACTGGCTACACGGTAGGAGGTCAGGCGCTATCCAATGTGACCATTTTAAGTGGTAGCAATACAGTGTATGTAAGCTTTAGCAATGTAGTTTGGAACCCAGCTCAGTTTACAACTAGGGGTGCTTTGATTTACAACGCAACAAAATCAAATGCCTCGATAGCAGTATTGGACTTTGGTTCAGACAAGATTCAAACGGGCAACAACACATTTACAGTAACTTTGCCGCCTGACACAGAGTCCAGTGCGCTAATTCGTATAACGTAAGGAGTAATCATGAACATTGAAACCGCAGCATCTTCCGATCAAGTCGGTGGAAATCTGGAAAAGAAAGTTGGCGCAACGGAAGAAATGGCTGTTAAAGGCGTCTTTACCGTTGAATGTTTAGACAGCGCGGGCAATACTAAATGGGTAGACATCTGCCCTAACTTAGTAACCAACGTCGGTGTTCAAGATATGAATACCAAATACTTTACCGGCAGCGCTTATACAGCGGCTTGGTATGTTGGTTTGGTGAATGATAAAGCGGCTAACGTCACGTTCTCATACGGCGATACGCTTACAACGCACTCTGGTTGGACTGAGAACAGCAGCTATGCCGGTACTCGTAAAGCAGCCACGTTTGGCGCGGCTACGTTGAACAACCCATCCAATATTAATAACTCATCGTCTACTGCATCATTTACTATGAATGCAACAGCGACTATTGGCGGTGCGTTCTTGGCTAACGTAACAAGTGGTACAGCGGGTATTTTATTTTCGGAAGCAGCGTTCCAATCTCCTGGCGACCGTAGCGTTGTTAGTGGTGACGTATTGAACGTGACTTACTCGTTTAACTTAACTGCTTCCTAATTGGAGATAAACATGGCAACATTTTCTAAAGGCCAAGTAGTCAAGCTTAAATCAGTAATACCACAAGGCCCAATTACCAAAATGCGCATGGATGATGATGGCAAGGTTTGGTATTTGGTTTCGTGGACTGTTGGTGATATTGAGCATGAGCGTTGGTTTGATGACGAGCAGATTGAACTTGCGGAATAATAAATGGCTGAAGGCGGCTGGAGCAGCGGCACATGGGGGCAGGCTGGCTGGGGGTATTCGGTCTATGACAGACTAATATCCAACGGCGGCTGGGGCATTGGTGCTTGGGGTTTCAACGGCTGGGGTTATGGAATAGATGGTGCATTAACTGCTTCAGGTAATACAAGCGTTACGGCAGCGTACCCATGTGTTATTAACAACGAAGGTTGGGGTCTTGGTGCTTGGGGTAGTGATGGTTGGGGTTACGGTTATAACGGTGGATTAGTAGCTTCAGGTAATGCTTCAGCCGGAACGGTTTATTTTAGGACGGAAGCAGAATCTGCAAATGTAAGCGGTAATACATCCAGTCTTGTTATTTTTGGTAGTACAGTAAATGCGGCAGCAACAGCAAATGCAACTATATTAGGTGGTTCATCTGCTGCTGGAGTTATAAATGCGGCTGTAACTGCGGCATCAACATTAAATGCTCAAGCAATATTTGCTACGACATTTAACGCAGCGGCAACAGCAAACAGTATTTTTTCGTCGCTTCGTGTGTTGCCAGCTACAATAAATGCGGCAGCTAATACAGCGACAACATTTACTGGGGCAATAATTTTTGGTTCTGCATTTAACGCAGCAGCAACAGCGAATGCAGTAGTATCGTCAGCAACAGTATTTGGTACAGCAGTAAATGCAGCAGTTCAGGTAAGTTCAAATGCAAGTTCGCAAGTAACTTTCCAAACTACTGTAAATGCAGCGGCAAGCATAGCGACTACGGCAAAAGCAGCAGAAATATTTGCAACTGCGATTAACGCAGCAGCTACAGGTAATGTAACGGCAAAAGGTGGATTTGCAATTTTAGCTGCCACCAATGTTGCAGCAAACGTATCTACTACATTTGCAGGAGCAGTAATTTTTGGTTCTACGTTTAATGCAGCGGCAACGGCAAACTCGGTATCTGCGTCTAAAGTTATATTTGGTTCAACGGTAAATGCGGCAGTAGCGGGAATAGATACGGTAACAAGTAAGGCGACATTCCAAGTAAATGTTATAGAGGCGTTAAGTGGATCAGCAAACATTAGTTCGCTAGGTTTATTTAATTCAACAGTAATAGAAGGCGTTACAGTAACGGATTATTGGTTTGCGCAGTACCTGTGGAACTTGATTAACGATGCACAGACAGCGAACTGGGCGCCAATTAATGATGATGTAAATGGCGGCTGGCGGATGATAAACACGACAGAAAATGCGTCGTGGCAGGTAATAAACACCATTATGTAAGGACGAATCATGGCAAGTACATACAGTGGCAACCTAGCTATTGAGCTTATCGGCACTGGTGACCAGGCCGGTACGTGGGGTAACACGACAAATACCAACCTTGGCACCACGCTAGAACAGGCGATTGTTGGTACTGCCAACGTCACGATGACGAGCGCAACCAATACGGCTATTACGATCGCACAGAACAACACGTTCCAAGCAGCTCGTAGCGTTCGACTCAATCTGATAGGAACAATCAGCACCACGCCTTATTTGTATGTGCCTGCAATTACCAAGCCATACATCATAAATAATGGATTGGCTAATTCAGTTATTGTTTCTAACGGATCTAATACTGGCGCTACTGGTACAACGGTTACGATACCCGCCGGTAAATCAATGATGGTTTATAACGACTCTGCTAACGTAGCTGAAGTTATAACCAACACGACAATTTTGCTTAACCCCGGCACAAGCGGTAATGTGTTGACAAGTAACGGCACAAATTGGATTAGTCAGGCGCCAGCAGCATCAGGCATTACAACAGGTAAG